GTTTGGGGAGTGTTGGCCGCTCGTGGCGTTTGAATCCCCAACGTTTGGTTCGACCGAACTCGCGTTCGCGATCCGTTTCGAGTAATTCAAAACTCGAATTGATTTGTTTTCGATCGTCATCGGTTCACAACCATCAACAGAACGTTCTGCGATACGCGTATTCCAGACGCGCTGCGGCAGGTATGCACACCTGCCTGAAACGCTCATCGCCGCCTCGCAAACGTGCTGTCTTCGGTCGCGGTCTTTTTCCCATGGCAGGCGACGCAAAGCGGCTGGACGGCATCGAACCGGAGGAACGTCGGATCGTCCGGCCCGCTCACCGGCACGATGTGATCGACCACCGTCGCCGCCCGGACGACCCCGACCCGTGCACAGCCCGCACAGACGGGCCTGCGTTCGAGGACGATCGCCCGGAAGGACCGCCAGCGTTCCGAGCAGTAGCCCCGCTGGGCGGCCGACAGCCTGGCGCGATCGCGGGTCGTCTCGCAGTGTTGACAACGACCAGTGATGAGGCGACTGCACTTCGAGCAGCGATGCGCGGGCATCAACATCAGGGCAAGAGGACCAGTGTTCCGAGGTTGATCGCGTCGGCCTCGGCGTCGCGGAATGGATCCTCGTCGCGCATGTGCGTCCTCACCGCGGCCGACGGTGCCATCAGATAGACGCTGTGCCCAGTCGCGAGCCGGATGTGAAACACCCAGCGGTCCTTGGGTGTGATGTATTCCGCGGACACCTCGCATCCTGTGGCGATCAGTGGTTCGTCAGAGGCGCCGCTGAAGCCCGTGACGGCAATGCGATCCGGCTCGATGAGATATCCCGTCTCCCAGTCCTTCATCGGTTCCTCCTTCACAGCTTCTCGATGAGCGGCGCTTTGGCTCGGTTCGGATAGCGCCAGATCTCAACGCTCGCGAGCGGTGGTCGAGGCATCAACTGCAAGCCCTCACGTTCGATCGCCGAGCAGTAGGTGGTGCCGCTCTTGACCGAGACGAGACGCAGACTCACGCCATCCCACGCGGCGAGATCGACCGGACCTTTCGAGCCCGCGGCGCGCAGGACGACGTAGCCGGTCTGCTCGAGCAGTTGCCGGGCTCGCCATTCGGCTCTTCGGCCCTTCGAGGCGGTGTTCATCAGTGCGTGCCTCTGGCGGTGGGCAGGAGCGGTATGGGTGGCGCGGCGGGGTAGGGCTCGCGTGGCGGGTACCACGGCCGATCGAAGCGCTCGGATGTGAAGCCATTCGCCTGGAGCAGCTCGCGCACTTCGTTCAGGCAGGACCGGCCGAAGTTTTTGAGCATCAACAGATCGGCCGCGGTCCACTTCATCACGTCGGCGACGGAGGTGATGGTGGGTGTGGGCGGCCGCCACTTTGGATGTTTGGCGTTTTGGGTGTCGGGTCCGACATTGCGGAAGCAATTACGCAGGCGTGTGCTCATCGGCTGGCCCACAATGCGCCGCTCGCAAAACGGGAGCGAGGCTTCGGCGTGTTGGGCCTCGCGCACTTTCGCGAGCCGCGCTTCCTTCTGAGCGACCTGTTTGACGCGGTCCCGACTGACGCCGACCTGGCGCGCAATCTCGGCCTTCGTCAACGTCGTATTCCGCAACAAATCTCGGATGCTGCCGGGGCCGGCTTTGACGGTCATCGCCGCGCTCCGGCGACGGCGGCGGCTATCACCGCGGCGGTCGCAATCTTGGGCGTCGGTGCACACGCCACCGTGCCCATGCTCTTCGGGCCGATGCTCTTTTTGAGCGCCCAGAAGTCGCGTTTGGCTTTCTCACGCTTGGCCCACGCGGCATCGACGGCGCGTTGGGTGATGAAGGCGCCGTACGGGAGGTGTTGTTGAGCACAGAGCCGCTTGAAAATCTCGGCGATGTTGCCTAGGTCGTCGGACTTGTCGTCGCGGAGCGAGATCGTGATCGCCAGGTCGGCGATGGCGGCGTATCGCTTGAAGGCAGGAATCGGTTCGGGGCTGGGAGGTGTCGTGACTGGAACGGCCGGGCTGGCTGGGGCGTCGTCCTCCTTCTCAGCCAGCTCTTCGGTTTTCTCTTCCGGCTCTTCCGTTTTTCCTTGTTTTGCACATCCCGGCGCGTCAGCGCCGGTTATCTTTCTTAGTTCATAAGAAAGTTCATAAGAAAGTTCATCACCGATGGTCGGCACCTGTCGCGCGGTAATCGGCACCTGTCGCTCGTGCATCGGCACCTGTGGGCGTTTGACAGGTGCCGATGGTCGGCTCTTGTTGTTGGTGACAGGTGCTGATGGTCGGCACCTGTCAGGCTCGACAGTAGCTCGCTGTGAGCCTGCCCGACTCGGCCGTTTCGGTCGGCTCGGCAGGTGGTCGGCGTGATACCGATACCGAGCGACGCGACCCCGCGGCCCGTAGAAGGAGGCGACACGCCCGACGCATTCGAGGACGCCGAGCTGCTCCAGGCGATCGACCGCTAGGCGCACGGTCGAATACGCGTAGCCCGTCTCCCAACTCACCCGCTGGAGCGAGGGAAAGAGGTCGTGGCCGCGCTCGTAGGCGTCGTATTCGAGGAACGTCAGCAACACCAGTTTTTCGCTGGGCGACAGATCGGCATTCAAGACGCGTCGGCGCCGAGTCACCTCAGCGTGTTGGCTATTCGCGGTGTCGTCCATCGGGGTTGCGTTACACTCACGGTCACTCATCAGCAACCAACCTTTCGGGGTTGAACGGCTCGATTGGGATTCCCGCCCCGATCGAGCCGTTGTTGTGTGCGCCGGCTCCGAATGGAGCGGGCGCCTTCTAGCCTGCGCTTGGTCGTTTTTTTTCGCGATGTATACCGGAGCTAAAATAGGGGGTTCCCCCCCCTAAAAAAAGGGGTTCCCCCCCAGCGAGGGAGGCGGGTGTCACCGCTCAACGAGGTTGATCTCGTAGCGTTCCCAGACCGAAAGCAGCCGTTTTATTCGGTGAATGCCCTGAATGACGGTGACATGCCGGCTTGAGACGAAGCGTTCACCGATGCTCGCGAGGCGGTCCCGCTCCTGTTGGTCGAGCGTGATGATCGGGACGGGTGACTCCTGGATCTCGGCGGCATACCACCACCCAACCTGGCGCCGGAGACTGGCGATCTCCTCCGCGGTCGGCCGGCGTCCTTTCCGCGCCGTCGACACCAGCTCCATCTGGCCCTCGAATTTCGGAGGGTTCGCCGGGTCGTAGTCGGTGGCGTAGCGGACGGGGAACTCCTTCGTGAGGAGCACGGGGCTGACCCACGCCCACGGCACCCTCATCGCCCGTAGAACGGCTCTGAGCGCCTCGATCTCCCACGGCAAGGGGCCACCCCATACCGCCCGCTGGAACTCGCTGATGTAGGGCTGCGTGCGCCAGACGTGAACCTGCCGGGCGAGGCGTTCCACGTCGTGCGCCTGCAGCCAGGCGGCGTATTGCTGCAGGATGCGCCGGTCGGTCATCAGGAGGTCCCCACAGGCGTTGGCGGCCTCCTCCAAGAAGATGCCATCGTGGGTTTTGACATGGCCCTTGCGGGGTATGCGATAGGGCATGGACCGATTCACGAGACGCGGGATGATTGGTGTTGGTCGGCGATGATCGCGTCCACGTCCTCCCAGAACACTGAGTCCTCGTCGTCCACTTCGCGCTGGAGTTCCTCATCGGTCAAGCCACGGGCGGTGGCGCGGTCGCAGGCCTCTATGAGGGCTTTGCCGCCGAGATCGTTCATGCGCAACTCAAAAGCGATTTCCGCTGGGGTCAGGGTTTTGGGGGGCATCGGAGCCTCATGCGGCCTGGCGGCGCGGCTCCCGGTATACTGGTAGGAGTCGCTCGCTCGACCACCTCGAGTGAACGGTTATGGGCTGCAGGGATGCTGAGAATCATCCATGCGGCCCGCTTTACGTACGGCGACATTCTATGCGCGCGCGGCATTTTTGACCCCATCAAAAGTTAGGCGACCCCTAGACACGCTAGGGCGCAACGGCCATTCGATAGGGTGTCTATCGCTGCGCCGGATGTTCTAACGGTGCAGGGTGTGGATGGAGGCGGCGGGTGATTTTGCTACGACGTTGCCTCAATAGCGACAGATGTCCACATCGTGTTCACATCGTGTCCAAATAAAAACCGTTTTTATTCATCGCGGATCGGCAGACGTTGCCGTTCCAGGATTTCGACCCGATCGGTGAGCCGCTCGATCAGCGTCATCATGCGGGCGAGCACCCCACGGTAGTCTTCGAGCGCCAGAATCACGGCGTTTTCCGTCTCTCGCGCATCGTCGTTCATCGCATCCCCTCGTGTTCGAGCTTCGCCCACACGCCGGCCAGGATCTCCGTGCGCTTCGCCGCCAGCTCGACCCGCCGTTGGGCGAGCACGTCGTCCGCGGCGCCGGCCGCGGCCAACTCGGCCAACTCCCGCCCAAACCACTCATCAAGGGCCAGGGTGAGCGTCTCCAACGCTTCTTGCATCGTCACCGGACCCGCGCCTGCAGTTGCAGCCAGGCAATCGACGTGGCTCGCGTGCAAGGATGTTCTGCCGCCTGCAAGGACCGTTGCGCCACAGACACATCTGTCTCGCGATACGCCGGGAAGGCGGTGAGCGAGATCTCGGCGATGTCGATGTCGAGCAGCTCGCGGATGGTGACGCCGGCGTCCTTCGTCCAGGCGTCCTTCCGCGTGATGAAGCCAAACGAGGCGCCTTTGACGTCGCCTCTCCGGACAAGCTCCATGGCATCGCGGCCGGCGCTGGTGTTCGCTGGGCTCAACTCGAAGGCCAGGCCGCGGGCATCCTTCCGCAGTTGCAACGTCGCCGGCGTGCGGCCGAGGACGGCACCGGGATCATGGTTGTAGAGCGCGACCACGTCATCACCATCGCCTGGCGACAGGGAGACCGCCTGCGATCGGACGACTTCGACGAACCCGCCCAAGTCCCGCGAGCGCACATCGAACAGGATGCAGTGCCCGACAATCTTCTCGCCGGTGGCACGCAGCTCGACGACCGATCGATGTTCGAGACTAGGCAACATGGGGTTGTTCCTCCGCGACGGGCGCGAGCGCCAGGTTGACCCGATACACGTCGCCGTTGTCGATCGGATTGAGCCCGAGCGCTCGTCGGGCATCGTTCGCGCTCAGGTATCCCGAGTTGATTCCGCTCTGGAGCGAGTTGTTGACGCTCTGGATGTCGTTGCGCAGGAGCGCCTGGCGATCGAACTCGATCGTGTAGCTGCCGAACTGCCGGCTCGTCAACAAGTCGCGCCTCAGCGCTTCTTCCCAGTTGACGTAGAGCGGATCGAGCGTGTCGGTGAGGTAGGCGAGCTGCCCGCTTTGCATGTTTGAATAATTGGCCGAATCCATCAATCCGGCTTTCCATGGCGGAATTCGGAACACCCCACAGATGGCAGTGCTGATGGCTTTTTGCGTCTCGACCAGTTGCGCGGAGTCGTGGTCCTGCGAAATCGCGTTGAACGTGGTGCCGTTGTCGAGCACGGCGATGCCGCGGCGATTCGTGCCGCCGGCGGCGAACAGCGCCTTCCACTGGTCGCGCAGCCGGCCCGCGGTGTCGTCGGAAATGCTGCCGGCCGCCTGGAGAATCCCGCCTGGCCGGGCGTCGTTCGCGAAGAACTTACCGACGTAGGTCTGGAGCGCCAGAGCGCTGCCGATAATCTCGCGGCACCGCGTGATCGGACTCTCCGAGGTCAGCTCCAGGATCGGCGGTTGGGACGCATCGAACAGCCAGGTATACGTCTGGCTGCCGTTCCGATACGTCCACCGCTTCCTTCCGCTCGGATCACGATCGACCGTCATGTATTCGGAGAGCAACGGCCACAAGGCTTCGACGCGGCCATCAACGCGCACGATTTCCGCGAACGCCCTGCCGTAGAGCAGCAATTGCCACTGCATCGCGTGTTTGAACGAATACCCGGTTTGCTCAGGATTCGGCAACACCGAGAGGATCTCGAAGAGCGGATGATTTACGGCGTCAACGAACGTGTCCTCCGCGACCTTCTCCCGGAACTTGATCGGCGTTCGCGCGAGGTCTTGACTGAGCACCTGGCAGCAGGAAAACACGGCCGGCACCGACAACGCGCTGGCCGGCGTGATCGAGACGCCGGAGACGGTCGGCCCACTCGAAAAGAGTTGCAGCATTTGGGGCGACGGCGTCGCCAGTGACCGGCGTTCCCACCATCGACTGAACCGGTTGCTCATTGAATCCCCGCCGCCCTAGGAACGACGCAATCCAGGGGGATACCTACCTATGGGTCCACCCGAGATCGTCGTTCCTAGGGCATCCTAGGCCGCCATTCACCGCCTCAAACAGGGCAAATCCCGCACATGTGCGGGATCTGCCTAGACGATGACCTTGCTGATCCGAACGACCGCGGCCGGCGTCGGCACGACGATGTCCGCCCGCATGATCGCCCGCAGCTCGGACTGGTCGGAGTTGAACAATCGGCTGCGGTCCAGGACGATGCTCGTGTCCTGTCTGAACACGGCGACGATCGCCGAGTTGTCGTAGACGTAGATCGACGATTCGTTCGTGCCCACGCCTTCCGTGATCGAGATCTGCGACGAGAGGTAGACCGGGACGCCGTAGAGGCGCCGATCAACCGCCTGGCCGCCGCTGCCGCTGCTGTCCTGGAGCAACGCCTTATTGCTGCCGGTGGCTTCCTTGAGCTTCGAGAGCGTGCCCCACGTCCGCGGATGCATCACGATCGCGTTCGCGGTCCCGTTCGCCGTTTCGATCGTGGCAATCGCGCTGGCGATGCCATCGAGCGACGCCGGCGCGGCGGCGAGCGAGGTGTCGGTCGTGATGCCGGCGGTATTTTTCAAACCCCGAATTTCCGGCGCCGTGCCACTGCCCTCGAAGACCGACCAGTCGAACTTGAGCGCCAGCGCCCGCGCCGTCTGCTGTTCGAGCAGTTGCACGATGTCAGGATTCGAGTCGGCGATCAGCTCGTTCGACAACTGGGTCAGGGTCGCGATCTTCCGCGGCGTCGCCGCCAGGTCGTCATAGTTCGGATCGGTCGGCGTGATCGTCCCGGCTTCCGCGACGAAGTTCGCGGCCGGATCGGCGAGCACTCGCGGCACATGCAACACATCGCGGTCTGTTCTGACGACGCGAATCCCACTCTTGAGCGCGACCGATTGCGCGTTCAACTTGTCGAAGAAGCCCGGCCCCCACGCGTCAGGCGCGATCACCGCGCCGGCGCCGCTGCCCTCGACGAGCGCCCGCATTTCAATGCCGAACAGCCCGGTCGTCTTCTTTTGTAAAGACGTCTGCACACGCTGACTCTCCGGCACGAAGGCGCGCTGCTCAGTGCGCTGTTCGACCGTTCGGACGAGCCCGAGCACCGCATCGCGTTCGCGGATGGCGTTGTCGTAACTGCGCTGTTCGGACGCCAACAGCGTGTCTCGGTTCGCCTGACTGGCGGCATCGAGGACGGCTTGGGCGGCAGCGCTTCTCAACTGCGCTTGCGTGCTGAAGCCGGCTTCGACTTCGGGGCCGAACGCGCCCCGATGCGCCGCCAGGGTGGTCAGGTCCGCCATCGGGACCAGCTCCGTCGTCTTCGTGAACGCTTGAATTTCCATTGAACTGCCTCGAACTCAGTACTGAATCAATTGATTCAGTTTTCAGTCGCCCGGCCGGAGACCGTCAGCAACCTATCGGCTGGCTCGGAGAACCATCGGCCTGAAGGGGGTATCGATACCCCCTTAATTCCTGGAAACTGAAAACCGTTCTCGGGAACGGTTTACGGAAAACCCCCCTCGAGGGGGGTTTTCAATGCGTCTTCCCGGTCGGGTCCGAGAATCCCGGCAATCCGACCGGCGTCCCGAACGCGCTCAAGTCCTCCGGGTCGATGCTGAAGCCGCAGATCCAGTGGTCGATGTGGTTCCCGTCTGGCGTGAGCTTCGCAATATCGATGCGACGGTCGCGAAAGTTGATGTTCACCGTCACATCGTCAATGTCGATGGTGTCGGTGATGCCGGCGCTTTCCAGCAACTTGGCGACGGCGGTTTCAAGCACCTGAATGGCGGCAATTTGCACCGCCGCGACCGCGCCCCGCACCGTCAGCTTTTCCGGCAACACAATTTCGGCCATCACGCCTCCAGGTCGATGAAAAACAATCTCGGCTCATAGACCGGCGCCGGCGGCATCGCGAGCAGGCCGGAGAGCGCCAACAGCATCGCGTCTACCGCGTCGATCTTGTTCAGGCTCATCGCCGCGTCCTTCGTCGGCAGGAGCGAACCATCGCGCCGCCGCTCCACGCAGACGTTGCTGATTTGCCAGGTGAGGAAGCTCGAACCGGTATGTCGCAACTGGCGAGCCTTCAAGCGCGCTTCAAGCTCTCTCGCCGGCGGCGTGAACACCTTCGCGTTCTTGCTCTCGACGCGGGCCGGCAGGCCGGCCGCGGCCAGGTTCGCGGCGATGTTCAGCGCGCCGAACCGCTCGATCGCGATGTCCTTCACGTCGAACTTCTCGGCGTCGGCTTTCAGGTCGGCTTCGATGGTGGGGTAGTCGGTGAGGTTGCCATCGGTGACAATCAGCTCGCCGCTCTTCACCCACTCGCGATACGCCGGCACCGCTCGCGCCCGTTCGTTGACGACCAGCGACGGCAGGTAGCCGCGAACGAAGACGTAGATGAGATCACCACGTTGGAACGTGAGCGCGACCGCGGCGATATCGTCCCGTTCGGCGAGGTCCACGCCGATCCAACAGGGCTCATGCTCGAATTGATTAATATTTAATTCCCCATCCGCGCAGCGATGCCAGGACGCGATCGGCAGCCAGGTCGCGGCCGAATGCAGCCAGCGATTCGCGATCTTCACCTCGAACTCGCCCTGCATGCCTGGCGTTGACACGGCATCATCGCGATACCGCTTGACGTAGGCGAGCGTGGGCGTAATGCCGATCATTGGCGCGCTCTTGATCCAGGTGGTTTCGTCTTTCCAGTCGTCGGTCTCGTCCAATTCGTAGAGCACGGCGAAGAGGTGATCGGCTTCGATGACCTGGTCGAGCACCTTCATTGCGGTCGAGCGCAGCGCGTAGCCGACCGAGGTCAAGCTGTAGCCGGCGGTGGTCGGCGCCATCAACATCGGCAAGACCCGCGAGCCCTGCGCCGACTTCAACACGTCGTGCAGCTCGAAGTTCTGGGCGTGCGATTCGTCCAGGCTGATGAAGCTCGGATTCAGCCCGTCCTGTGTGCTGCTCTTCGAGTTGATCGGCTTCGCATAGCCGCCGATCGCATCGAAGGTGATCGCATTGGCGTAGGTGACTAGGCCCTCTTCACGCAGCCAGAGCGAGCGGCGGATCATCCGCTGCATGATCGAGAAGACGATTCGCGCCTGGCTGCCGGTGTTGGCGCCGCAGACGACTTGCGCGCCGGGCTCCTTCTCGATGACCAGGTGATAGAGCGCGCAGGCCGCGACCAGTGTGCTCTTCGCGCTCTTCCGGGCGACCTCGAAGAACACGGTGGTGACGAGCCGGCCACCGTCAGGACGCCGGAAGCCGTAGACCGCGGCGAGGATGAAGACTTGCCACGGTTCGAGGTGAATCGTCGCCGAACTCCAGCGGCCTTCGACGTGCGGGAGCTTCTCGATGAAGGTGCACACGTCCTGCACATGCGCTGGCGACCAGGTGAAGGACTTGAGGGGAATATTATTCCCATCAGCCGCTTCGCGCATCCGCTGGAAGCGTTCACAGGCGAGCTTCGTCCAGCGGCAGGCGATGATCGCGCCGCTCAACACGTCGGCAACGTAGGTGTCGGCGATGGCCGGGAAGTTCCGCGGCTTGCCGGAAGCAAGGCTTCTAATAGAAGTTTTGCGGGCCTTCACAGCCTTCGGCCGTTCGCGGCCGGGATGCACTGTGCCTCGCGCCTGCTTCACCGCCAGGGGCAACTTCTGGTTGCGCTTGTTAGCCGCCATGCCCCCACCGCTGGTAGGCCGAAAAACTGCC